GCATCGTCCAGTTCGGCATTGCTGAATGGGAGGCTGATGGACTTGACCCCTGGCAGCTCCACGTAGGTCGAGCTAGCCGTAGAGGTCGTGATGGCAAAGTAGCCATTCTGAAAGAGAGTAGGGTCGGCCATGGCTGCTCCTTACGGGATCGGGCAGAAGCCCAGAGTGGCGGATGCATTGATGCTCGTCCCGCCGGTCTTGGTCAGTACGAAGCGCCACCAGTTGTCAGTGATGGCTCCGTTCGCGGTCTGTTGCTGACGGTTCGGCGCGCTGGTAACCGCCGTGAACGTGGCGCGCGTGGTCGGAGTCGTGAAGCCCGAGTTGTCGTCGCTTTCCAGCGTCAGCACCCATGAGCCGCCGTTGATGGCGAACACATGAAGCGTGGCCACAAGACGCTGCGAAGCAGTGATGGCTCCCAAGTCACGCCCGGTCCCAGTGGTGGTAGCCGACACGGTAGCCCGAGGCAGCAAGATCGTATCTCGGGTGATCGTGCCGCCGGAGCGAGGCAGCTTCTTGAAGGTGTAGGGCAGCAGTTCGCCGTGGCTGGCACTGATCTCATAGGAGAACTCCGCGCCCCACATCGTGTAGGCAAGATTGCCGTCCGCTCCGGCGGCGGCACCCGGGGCTTGTGGGGGACAGACGGTCACCGGCCACGAGGTCACGTCGCTATGCAGGCGAGGGAACAGGACCGCATCCGGCTCGCCACTCGCCGCCACGCTGGCAGAGTAGAACCCCTTTGCGCTGAATTGCGGTGAGAGCAACCCAGGATACTTAGCCTCCTGAACGTCTCCCATCCGGTTGTCTGCCAACTCCGAATTACCGATGGTCAGAGAGACGTTGTTGATGGAGCCTTCCAGCGCGTAGCCGCCATTCCAGACCTTGCAATCGGAGAGAAACACGCTTTCAGCCAATGCTCACCTCCGGGGCAAACGACTTGCCACAGCCGATGGTCAAGCACGTCATGCGCAACACATCCCCCGCAGAAGTGTTCTCTAGTTCGGCATTGCCGCAGTGCGGACACGTCGGCGCCAGAACCTGAATGCCAGCGTCGTCAAGCAAGGCGTCGAGCTTGGATTCGATTCGGCTCAACTGCCTGCGGAGGTCGTCGTCTATCACTAGCCCTTTCCCTTCTGCACGCGATAGTTCACGACGTAGCGCCATCGCTCATTCATGTCCTGCCCCAGGCAGTACGGCTCTCCGTCCAAGGACTCAATGCGGTGGTAGAGCACGCCCGAGAGCGTCCCTGGACCGTACCCGTCAAGCACGGCATGGGCAGCGAAGGCGCGCGTTCGTGGCCCGCTCTTGTCATTCGCCGCTCCACGCACCATGACCTGGACGTGCGGCTGTTCCACCAGCCCCTCGTTCACTAGCGAGGCGCCCATGACGCGAGAGTCGGCCGGCTCACCCCCGTAGTGGGTGACCGCGATCATCGCGTCTGGGATCTCCGGCATAGGACCCTCAACCAGAGTCGGCGGATTGGAGCTGGCGCTCTCTGAGAGCAAGGTGTCTAGATAGGCCACCAAGGCCGCTTCTACGGGCATCTATCCACCCAACCGAAGCGAATCGATCGCATCCACAACCAGCTCCGGATACTCCTCGATGTGCCTGAAAAACGGCTTCTCCAGAAACTTGGGCCCGCCACCGTGCGGATGCCTTTGGGTCAAGTCCTCGTGCTGGATGAGCGCCCAAGCCGAATAGCCACGCTTACCCAGCCGCTTTTCGAGCGACTTGCCGCCGGCCATAATCCCAGCCGTGATCTTGGCCGTCGTTCTGCTGATGGTCGGGTTTATTGCCCTAACTGAGTCGCGGAGCGCACCGGGGGTGTCCGGGTCATCGGGAGTAAGTGCCCTAGCCTCATCGGCCACGGCCCGAAACTTCTCCTTCAGTTTTGCCCTGATCGGCTCCTTCATGGCCTTGTCCATGCCCCTGAGCTTTCCTACAAACTCTTGAAGTCCTTCAACTTGGACCCTTGCAATGGACTTGAATCCCCGAGTTGGTCCGAAGGCCATTTACGCCCCCCCCGGTCCGGCCGGGGCGATACCGGACGCACAGCGAAGGGGGACGCCATGGCCGGCATCTCGCCCCGGCCAGATCAACCGAACTAGCCAATGGCTAGGACCGTCGCGCTTGTCTGCGCCAGGCTCTTGGCCCAGACGCGCCCGACGATCCCGCTTCAGTAGTAGGCTCATCCCAGCAACACTCGCGTGTGATCCATGCCCAGGCCCTTCAACGGCTCCACCCCAACAATCGGAGGGGTCTGAGGCACGAAGCCGGATGGAAGCGTGACGCGGCTACGCTGATCCACGGCCACGCGATCCGGGATGATGACGGACACGTTGCTGATGACTTCTCGCCCCTGCTGGTTGATGACTCTCCGGGCCCCGCGCTCAATCAGGGCCGTATAGGTGACCGCCGCCCCGTAGGTGCGGGACTGATCCGAAGTCACCGTGGACGGCGGCTCAATCGTGATGGTGTCTTCCATCAACTCCAGCAGCGCCAGGTCGAAGGTCACGCCGCCCTCACCCAAGGACGCAACAGTCCCACTGCCGCAGCAGGCAAGCCCCAGTGATCCCCGCTCTCCGACCACCGCAACCGCATCGGCCCGGCCGACTTCTCCACCAGATCCGAGTCATCCTTGCGGCTGGAGTAGTACGTCTTCACCACTTCGATGCACGCCTTTTCCACATCATCGAAGGGCCGATGACTGGACGGGGGCCGGAACTTGATACTGGTCGCGGCCACTGGCGCGGCCTCCGTGGTCAGACTTCCACTGATCGTGATCTTGGCCGTAGTGGCCGTGAGGATCTTGAAGCGAGCGTTGTTCGCCGCATTAGCAAAGCCGCTCGTTTCGATGATGTCCCCAGCCTTCAGAAGGGAAGGGAAGCCGCTGGCCGAGTCGTTGAAGCTGTCATCCGTCCCGTCCACGCTGACCGTTGTCGGCGCCATGAACTGAGACGGCAGGATGTAGCCGGCCGTGTAGTCCACAGCCGCAACCGGCATCTCCTGCCGTGCGAGCGGAGTGCCTCGGTCCAGCCACGTCCCGGCCCCGCTCAAACCGATGTAGTTGAGCGGACTCCACGGGAACTGCGACCTGGGCCAGTCATAGCTGGACGTGCCATTCCAGACCCGCATGAACAGCCAGCCCTTATCAGCATCCTCAATGCCGTAGTCGGTCACGGTCTCGCCGTAAAGGGTCAGGCTCGTTACCGCAGCGATAGGGGTCCGGGCCAGCTGGAGCCTGATGTCCCCGAAGCCAGGCAACTCCTCCGTGTAGCTCTCTCGCGCGAACGGTCGCCGGCAGTAGCTCACAATCGCAGCACTCGCCGCGTCCACCATCGAGCCAAGGAGAGACGTATCCGTGCTGATGCCAAGCTCCGCCTGTACGGCGGCAACCGTGGTCAGCCGTAGAGTGGGCGCGACGGTGTTGACCGTGAGTGGCATCCGGGGTCAGACACTCCGTGCAATCGGAACGATGGGCGGAGCGCCAGGCTTTCCGGCGTGACGCTTCGGGTCATACGGCTCGATATCCCCGGACAGCATGAGCGGGCCGGCCTTCGTGTCCGTGAAGCGCTCGACCGTCCCAGCAGAAACGCCGTACAACTGCCTCTTGACGAAGTAGTAGCGCATCAGATCCTCCCGCCACGCGCGTAAAGTTCCAGTCGCGACAGGAGACCCGTCATCGCCTGAAGCGCACCGTCGTCCGTGTTGGCCTGCGTGCGAAGCCTGTCCATCTCGGCGGTGTGGCGCTCGATCGCCTTCCGCAGTCCAGAGACTTGGTTCTGCACGCCATTGCGCAGTTCGGTCAAGAGCGGGTGTTCCTGGTCGTAGCCGTAACGCACACGCTGGCGCATGAGTGCGGAGCGCTCGTGTGTGGTCACCTTGATGCCGCGATCCTCCGCACGCGCAATGTGGTACTCAGCGCACGGGCGCTGATCCGCGTATTCGGAGTCGTGCGCCAGGTCGATTCCCCACAGCCCGATCTCTGCCACGTCTGGAAGCGCAGCCGCGTAGGCGATGGCGTATGCCACCGTGGACGTGAAGTAGTCGCGCCCCACAGAGGCAATGACCGACTCGATAGGGAAGCGCCTGACGGAAGGGAAGGAGGCCGCCGCCTCGATCATGAAGATCGGGAACGGGTGCTCCTTCTCCAGCCACCGCTCCTGGGCGTCACCAAACCCCGCCACCTTCCCGTACTCCCGCGTGTATTCGATGGTGTGCATGTCGAACCACAGCGAGTAGCGCTCCTCCGCCGCCTTCACCCCAAAGTCCTTTTCGGCGGCGCGCCAGAAACCGTTCATGCCCCACAGCTCCCACGATTCGTCTTGCCAGGGGCAGTCCTTCACCGTCTCAGCGAACCCGAGGATCGCGACCTTACGTGTCCTCAAGCTGGGGAGATTGATGACGCGGGCGGTTTCCCGGAAGTTCTCGTCGTAGGTTGTCGTGATGGAGTAGTCCCCCGCCGATGCGCTGACCGGCGGGGGCGTGGTGGTGGTTTCCAAGCGTTCCCCCCTTTCGGACGCCTAGGAAACCTTGTAGGGAACCGTGATCTGGGGCACGTCGTTACCGGCCTCGAACAGGACCACGGGGCTGTTGCACACCATCTCCTGGTTGGTCGTGGTGTCCTTCGCGGCGGTGCTGGAGGCAGTGCGCCAAGCGAACGTGATGTTGGCCCTGTAGTAACGCTTGGCGGCCTGGAGGTTCACGTCGGACTTGACTCCGACATGGAACGTCGCATCGGTGTCGGTGCCCATCTTGAAGCGGAACACGTCCGTCTTGATGGTCTCGTACGTGGAGCCGGCGCCGGACGTGGCCGAGCGGTGCTGATGCGCCACGGTGACGTACGTGTTCACGCCCGAGGTGTGGAACACCATCTCCAGCGGGATAGACACGCACGCAGAGGTCCAGCGGGGCGGACCGGACGTACGCGGGTGGACGGTGGCGTCAAGCGGCTTGCCGCCAGTCGCGCCAACGGTCTGGGTCTTGCCGAGGTCGAACTGGCGCCCGGTCAGGGCAACCGTGCCGGTGTCCGAAGTACGGACGAAGGCGCGCGCCGTGGAAGTGCTGTAGGGCTCGACGCGGGAGATTCGCGCCCCGAGAGAGCCGAGGATGGAAGGGCTGGCCATGAGTCTTTCTCCTTGTTCCTGTTCCCCGGCCTACGTGGCGTAGCCGGTACGAATGGAAGCCGCTTCCTGGTACCGCTGCTGGAAGTCGTGCTCGGCCGTGCAAACAATCACGGTCTCGTCATTGCTGATGCCGCTCTGGATGGTGGCGTTCTCGTCGCGGTAGGCGCCACCACGGAACACCTCCACCATCCGGGACATGGCGTCCCAGATCACCAACGAGGGGTTGTGCGTGAAGAACACCAGGCCGGAGCTGGCACCGATGAAGCTGTTGGTCACCTCAAGCTGGGTGGAGAGCCGCACCGGGAATCCGAGGATGGTGGGCTGAGCCATGTCCAGCCCGGCCTTGAAGACCCAATCTCCGGTGGTGGTGGTGAGCGCGTAGATGGTCCAGAACGTGGACACCGACATGATGAAGTTCGAGTTGGCTGGCGTCACGTCGAGGTTCCGCTTCTGCACGTCGCGGATCATCGCCGTCAAGTCGCTCTGGAAGTTGGCGAGAGAGGTGCCAGAAGAGGCGGACACATTGGCCGCGAGCGTCTGGAAGCGGATGCCCTGGGGAGAGCCGGCGTCGGTGGGCGGATTGCCAACCAGGAAAGCCCGGTCCTCGCGAAGCGCGCTCACCTGGAGCAGATCCGACTGCACCAGCGAATCCACCTCGGGACCACCGAAGCGGATCTCGTCGTTGCTGACCACCGTCAGGGCGCGGAGCTTCTTGTAGCTCATCTCCGTCTTCCCAACGGTCAGGTTGCTAGGCGTGGTCGGCCCCAGCTCTCCCTGATAGGCGGCGGTCGCAGCGCCGGTCTGCTTGCGCTGAGTGATTGCGCCGCGCGGCATGGACTTGACCCGAATGCCGGGGAGTCCACGGACCACTGCGTTGTTGCGCAACAGCTCGATCCACTCAGGGTCGAAGTCGGGGATGATGATGTCCCCTGCCACCGCGCCGTTACCGGCCGCCAGGGTGGTCTTGACGTGGGCCGTCCACTTCAGGGCGCGCTCGCGCAGGGCCAAGGGCCAGTCGCGCTTGATGGCAAACTCGGCAGCGCCGATGTCCTTGGAGCCGTTCTCGATAGTGGCCATGGCCATCACGCGAGCGGCGGTTCCAAAGTGGCTCTTGCCCAGGACTGCCTTTCGGTCGAACTCGGGCTTGTCGGTATCGTCGCGTCGCGCGAGAGCGGCCTTCAGCTCAGAGAGCTGTTCCGTATGCGCCTTGTTGTGCGGCTCCAGCGCAGCAGCCACAACAGGGCCGACAGATTCCTTTGCCGTCTGAGCCATAAGTGCCTTCAACTCGTCCAGGCTCATCGGGACGGGCTGACCGGCGGCAGGATTGGCCTGCGTGGACATGGTGTTCTCCTAGTCGAGTCGGCCCCTGGCGCGCTTGATCTGCGCCTCGACCTCCTCACTGACCGCGGCCACCATGGCCGCCTTTACGTCGTTCGGGTTGACGAGCAGTTGCGGAGTCGGCAACACATAGAGGGCCTTCTGGGCAGACTGCACGTGTACCTTCTCCGGCTCCTCTTCGTCCGGCTCGGCCACCTGGGCCAGCACGCCACCGATGGCTTCGGCAGCGGCAGTGATGCCGGCTAGGGCCGCACGGATAGCCGTCTCATTGGCGCCGGAGAGGGTCCGGCCGCGCTTCGTGAAGTCCAGCCGGTCGCTTAGTCCCGGCACGATTGCCATGGACCGCCCCTTGGCAGGCACCCATAGCCCCGGCTCCAGGTCGTTCAGCACACCCTCGGCCCACAGCCGCACGTGCTCCACCGGCAGGCCCAGAGACTTGGCATCCTGAAGGGCCTGGGCGTTCGCCGGGACCGGAACCACGCTGAACTCCAAAAGCTCCTGCTCCATGAAGTCGAAGCCGCCCCGTTCCTCGTCGTAGGCGTGCTTGAGCGGCCGGAATCCAACGCTGGTAGCGTTAAGGAACCCGGCCCGGAGCATCTGGTAGACCGACTCCGCCAGCGGGTTCATCTCCGCCGTGGCGAACTCGGCCACCGCCCGCAGGGCCTTCCCCTTGGGCGTCACGCTCACAGCCCTACCGATGGGCAGTGACGAATAGTCGTGAGCCCAGAGGACTACCGGGTTCTTGAGATAACTGTCAATTTGCCAGCCATCTACGGCGAGCGTGTCGCGGTCGCGATCCGGCGCTGCGGTTGAAATCGTGAAGGACACGCGCCGGTTGGCAATGTCGTCGGCCTTGACCTCAGCCGCGTAGCCCTTGCGCAGCACGGCGGCGGCGGGGGCCGTACCTGCGCGGGCTTGCGCTTTCCAGGTTGTCAGATCAGACGAGGCGGGAACGTCGGGCACGACCGCATGTTGCGGCCCGGGCCGCCCCTACAACAATGGGATGTATGCGCTTAAGTTCGCTCGGCCCCGTCCCGGATCAGACGCTCCAGGATGGCGGATGCGTTGGGGCGCCCCCCTTCGGCTTCGGCCTCGTCCTCTGCGCGCTGGCGGAGCCACTTCCAGGCAGACACACTAATGCTGATCGTGGTCCGGATGCGCGGGTAGCGCGCGGCCTGGATAGGCTGATCGCTCATTCCGCCTTTGTCTTCTTGGGGCGCGCCATCTTGTCGGCCGGCGGTACGCGGGGCGCCTTCGAAATGGAGCCGGCCGCTTCATCCGTGGCCGGGGGCTCGATGGAGCCGATCCCCACCTCCTCCATCTTGGCCGCGCGCAGCCGGTCCACCAACAGCAAATCCCCCGGCTGTCGGCCGTTGTGCTCCACCAGTAGGCGCACAGCCAGAAGCTCACCGCTCACGCCGCCCCCCTTTTCGCCTGCCGCGCCAGCAGCATCATTTCCGCCATCGCGAAATCGGCCCTCGTGTCTATGTCCACCGTCCGCTCGTTTGCGATTGGCCACGCCGGTTGCGCCCGTCGTTCATCCTGCTCCAGCAAGGCCGGAACGCGCGTCACGAACACGGACCCATCCTCCGCCAAGTAGGTATCATCCGGCGCCCACTCCTGAGACTGCGGAATC